ATACGACCTGGACTATACATTCTCTCCCAAAGACTTGGTAGTTATCGGTGGACAGCGTGGTGGAGGTAAGTCCTTTACCTGTTGTAACGTGGCAGCTGCTGCCCAAGATAAGGGCAAATCAGCACTATACTTTACTATTGAAATGGACACTAGACAAATGTTGCAGAGAATCTGTGGTATTCAGACAGGTGTTCCTAGTAAGCGAATCAAGGCAAAGAATCTTTCTCCAATGGAGTGGGATAAAGTTGCTCAATGGTGGGCTGCTAGATTCAATTCAGGAGAAGAAGTCTACAGTAAGTGGCAAGACCACCAAGATTTCGACAAGTTCCATTATGAACTTAGTAGAAACAGACTGAAAGAAGGACAACCTCTCATAGATATTCATTACGACCCATCACTTACTTTAGCGAAAATTATTAGCGTAGTAAGACAAAAGCAAGTCCAGTTACCAAACTTGGGCGTGGTCATAGTGGACTATCTAAACCAAGTGAAACGCCATAACGCACCAAATCGTTCAGGTCAGTATGATTGGACCGAGCAAATCGAGATCTCAAAAGGTCTCAAATCTCTCGCACAAGAGAGCAAAGTTCTAGTTCTCTCCGCTTTTCAGACTAATGAGAAAGGAGAGGCAAGATTCTCAAAAGGAATCTTGGATGCTGTTGATGCTGCTTACAGCATACAGCATTGGGGAGACGAAGAACCTTGTATTAAGTTTAAGTGTGATAAGATGAGAAGTGGAGCAGCAGAAAACTTCACCTCAGAAATGAACTGGGAAACCTTAAAGATTGGGCCTCACACTGCCCTTGACCCAGATGAAAAGTCAGAAATGAAAGAAGCAATGACAACAGGGGAAGATACATACGATCTATGATATTATACACAGAAAAACAACTTGAAGACGCATGGCACATTCATTGTGCAGAAATAGTATATAGCAACCAAGAAAGCACAGTATATTTAGCATATCCAACACTAGAGGAGTTCAGACCTATCTATGAAGAAATGATGGAGGATATATTAAGTGGTCGCACATGATAAGAAATGGTGTTATGTACATATACCTAAATGCGGAGGTATATCAATAACAAGAGCATGGTTAGCTCAACAAGACAAAAAATTTTTATTCCAACATAGAAATTGGCAAGTAGGATTAAATGCCGATTTTATTAGAGAGGGAATAGACAACAGAACAAAAGGAACAGTATTTAACAATATACACGCAACCTACGACCAGTTAGCAATACAGTACCCAAACTATAAGTATTATACTGTAATAAGAAACCCTCTCACAAGATGGGAAAGTCTTTATAAACACGCTTGTGATGAAGGCTTTATAGTAGACTGGGATATTATAACTTGGACAAAGAAAGCAATACAGTCCCTAGAGAATGGGGCATACTTCGGTACTATACAGAACTTAGATGTATTTGAAAAAAGTTTAGTTCGTATGGGCAGTTACCATGTGATGTATTTACCAGCATGGACATACTACAGAGAACCAGAAGTAGAAGTGCATAGACTAGAAGACCACACTATTTGGAAAGCTCTAGGACTAATAAGAAACAATCATCATGCCTCTATAACACAACTAGCAGGGTATGATAAAGAGTATGTAATGAAATTAATTTACGAATACTACAGGAAGGATTTTGAAAGATGGCAGATGACAGAGTAAGTAGAGAAACTGCAGAACTAGTACCTCTAGCACCACATACTTGGTATGTAAGAAAGATAGGGTGGCTACTAGAGCAACCTAAAGTAAAAGAGAATATAGTAAATGTTCCGCCCAATGAACCACTGAGAGAAGCACTAAAGAAAGAAGGAGTGCGTTCTCCATTTTTATGTATGCCAAACTGGTACCCGATTGCAGGAAGTCAAAGACTGAGAGTGCTTAGTGAGATACCTGAACTATGGGAACAAGAAGTAAGAGTATGCAGATTTGATAAAGAGTGGTGGCTACATTATTATTTATGGGGCGACACAGAATTTAGAGACAAAGCGGTTGCTGTTTGGTTTCAAATGGCAGAATTAGTATGGAAAAGTATGTACTATGAGAATGATGAAAAATTTAGGGAGTACGAAAGATTAGGAGATGAATTGGAATGGAAACACAAGTCAAAGTTAACGGACAAGTAATAATTCTAGCAGACACAAATCCTTTACATCATGAAGGGTATTGTCAATGGAAAAATATAAATACAAAACAAATATGGAATGTTGATGGCAGCGAAGCACAAGTATGTTTCAATGCAGAGTTAGCAGAGCAGAAAGAGATTACTTTTCTAGCCCCAGTAATAACACGACCAAATACTATAGAAATATGTAGAAACAATAAAATAATAGAGCATACATGGGTAGAGACAATAGACACAGAATTAGACCAGAATCAAATTATGGTACATGATTTATATGATGGCAACATATTTGTAGATGTATGGGAAAAAGGTGTAGGTTATGTACCTAGTTGCGGAACAGGAGCTGCATCTGCAGCACTATTCGGTAATAATACATTTATGGATGTATATTGCAGAGGCGGTAAGTATACAATCAAAAAGGATTATTACAGTTGGACTATGGAGGCGGAAAATATTTCTTGACAAATCCTTAAAAATTTGTTATAATATATGTAATTATGATAGCTGAAGAACTTCTTAGAGAAAAAGGAATTGATTATCGTCTTTCGGGTAAAGACGCAATAATCTCATGTCTGAACCCAGAGCATGACGACACTAATCCATCAATGAGGGTGGACAAAATTACAGGCATATTCCATTGTTTCTCTTGCGGTTACAAAGGTAATCTATTTAGTTATTTTGGTGCACCAGCATCACCGTTAGAAGTGAAGATGCACCGCATAAAAGAAAAGGTCAATAAAGTTAAAAGCGAAACTGTCGGTATCCAACTCCCAAAGGATCGAGTGATGTGGAAAGGTGGCGGACTCAGAAATATATCTGAGGAAACTCTCGCAATATGGGATGCATTCACATGGAGTGCTCCCCAGTTCGAGAACCGTATCATCTTTCCTATTCGTGACATTCGAGGCAAGACAGTCGCACTGATAGGTAGGAGTTTAGATGACTTCTCACAAATGAAGTATTACATCTATCCGAATGGCGTAGAAATGCCATTCTGTCCAGCAAAAGTAAAACCTATGCAGAATAGAGTTATATTGGTGGAGGGCATATTTGATGCTCTTAACCTTTGGGATAAAGGTCTCAAAAATACAGTGTGTACATTTGGCACACAACAAGTGAATTGGGTCAAACTAAGTCTGCTGAAACTACAAGGTGTTCAAGGCTTAGACATTATGTTTGACGGGGATGAGGCGGGTATAAAAGCTGCTGAGCAAGCCAAAGGCTTGGCTGAGAAACTGGAGCTCTCAGCAAGAGTAGTAAAACTAAGGGATAATGTAGACCCTGGTAATTTAACAAAACCAGAAATAGAAAGATTAAAGGAAAAATTATATGGCTAATGTAGCAATAATAGAAAAGACAATGTCAAGTACTAACTATGATAAGTACTTTGACTTTGAGCATGACAGATTTGCGTTATGTTCAGATAGTTCAAAACAGAAAATTTTGAAAAGAGATGTTGATATTGAAATCGATATCGATTCGTACGAATGGCTCATTCTTGTAGGTTCAGAGCCTTTCAAACATTTCACTAAAAAGACATCAATAACAGAGTACAATGGAAAAATAATTGATGATAGATTTTTGGCTTTGATAAACCCTGCAATGATTAAGTTCAGACCAGAGGCAAAGAAGTCATTCGAGGAAGCCGTTGAGAGTATATCGGGATATGTAAGCGGAGAGCTTACACAGAAATCCTTAGGCGAAGATAGATGCTTTGGTATACAAGATTCAGAACAGCTTCATGCGTACCTACAAGATGCGCTAGACCATCCAAATGATTTCGTTGCACTTGACTCCGAGACATCAGCACTATATTGCCGTGATGGCTATATGCTTGGTTTCTCTATGTCATACAAAAAAGAACATGGTGTATATGTAGATACAGAGTGTATAGATGAAAAAGCAGAACAAATGATGCAAACGCTATTCAGCAAGAAACGAGTTGTATTTCACAACAGTAAGTTTGACTTGCAGTGGTTTGAGTATCATTTCAACTTTGAGTTTCCACACTTTGAAGATACTATGCTTATGCACTATATGTTTGACGAGAATCCTGGTACGCATGGTTTGAAACAACTTGCTATTAAGCATACAGACTATGGAGATTACGAGGCAGAACTCGACAACTATATCAAAGATTATTTGAAACGCACAGGAATACTTAAAGCTAGTTTCAGTTATGATTTGATACCCTTTGAGGTAATGAAGAACTATGCTGCAATGGATGCTGTAGTTACTTTCTTATTGTTTGAAAAATTTGAGAGTGCTATATTGAAGAATGAAAAACTATATTGGGTTTACAAGAATATTCTTATAGAGGGTGTTCGATTCTTAAAAGATGTAGAATCCAATGGCGTACCTTTTGATAAGACTCGACTAGAGTTTGGGCAAAAGAGAATGGGAGAAGATATACAAGCTGCAGTTGATGCACTTCAAGCTTTCCCAGAGGTCAAAGCATTTATAGCTGCAAAGGGTGGGTTCAATCCTAACTCTACAGTTCAATTACGAAGTCTATTGTTTGACTACATAGGCTTAGCCCCAACGGGTAAGAAAACGGGTACTGGTGCTGATAGTACTGATGCGGAAGTATTGGGTATACTAGCAGAACAACACGAAGTACCAAAACACATTCTTGAAATTCGTCAAAAGGTTAAAATTAAGAATACATATCTTGATAAAATTATACCTAACTTGGACAAGGACAGGCGACTTAGGACGAATTTCAACCTTCATGGTACAACTTCGGGCAGACTTTCATCAAGTGGTAAACTAAACATGCAACAGCTTCCAAGAGACAATCCTACAGTAAAGGGTTGTATCAAGGCAAAGGCGGGTCATAAGATAGTTGCCATGGACTTGACAACCGCAGAAGTATATTGTGCGGCTGTACTTGCAAATGATAAAGGTCTAATGAATGTGTTTAAGTCTGGAGGAAACTTCCATAGTACGATTGCAAAGCAAGTGTTCAGACTTCCTTGTGAAGTAGAACAAGTTGCAGAGTTATATGGAGACAAAAGACAACAAGCGAAGGCAGTTACCTTTGGTATCATGTACGGAGCTGGCCCGAAGAAAATTAGTGAGCAGGTAACTAAGGATAGTGGAAGTGTATTTAGTATGCAAGAAGCTCAATATGTTATCAAAGATTACTTTGAGGCTTTCCCTAAACTGCGAGAATGGTTGAACAACATGCAGAAGTTCATTCAAGCAAATGGTTTCATT